TTGAAGCAAAACATTGAAAAGGGATGGGATCGGCGACGTGCGCCATTTATTCCAAACGGAAATGCTACCCGGCGTTACCGGAGGAAAGATGGTGGTAATTGGAACGTGGAAGAATTTAGCGGCAGATGCCGCTACGAGTTGGTGTTTTCGTCGGGCAAACCCAGGGTTGTTACCTTATACTCTGCCGAGAATACACGAAGACTCGCTCCGCTCCATTACTCGTTATACGACATGTTGAAGAGGCGAGGGTGGCTGTTGGTAGGCGAACCGACCGACCAGCACGTTTCAAGCCTCACAGGCGCTGCCTTTTTAAGCTTTGACTATACTTCCGCAACTGATAATATCAAGAGGGAGTACATTAAGGTAGCAGTTGAGGTATTGGAGGAACAGGCGGACCATCTTTCCGAGGAGGAGATCCAGGCACTACGGGTGCTATCGAATCTGGTGATTGATGACAGGGAGACATTTTCGGGACAACCCATGGGTTCTGTAATGTCTTTTCCTCTGCTATGCGTGATCAACAAGACCGTAGTTGACATGGCATTGGCCGCAATGTTAGACAGGAAGGAGATTAGTTTTAAAGAGTGGACGAGTCATCCCCTTTTGGTTAATGGGGATGATTTGTTAACCCGCGAAGTTCGGGGCAACACAGATCTCCGAGGTGAAGTGGTCAGGCAAGGAAGTCAGGTCGGACTCGTCGTTAACGAAGAGAAGACCATGGTCTCAGAAAGCGATGGAGAAATAAATTCCACCTACTTCCGAGATGGCCACAAGCAGCGTAAGTTTAACGCATCGTCACTGTGGATGGATGCTGGTGTTGAGGATGTGCTGGGTTTCGCGGCCCAGGCCACACCCGATGGAAGGACGTTTCGAAAAGTAGTTAGACGTAATTTGCGAACTCTGGCCAAGCAGCCAGATAAGCATTTGACGGAAATTCCACTGTCCTTGGTAGCAGTTTGCCGTAAAGACAAGAAAATTAGAGCTGCTATCACCAGTTTGCCCGATCGTGTTTTGCCGATCAAAACGGGAGTTATTAGTATGGATCTTCGTCCAGAAAATTATTCTCTTAGTAGAGATGAGGAACACAACGCAATGCTGAAAGAGATAGAGAGGGTGAGGGAGCGAGGTGTGATGAGGGGATCCGAAAGGAAAACCAAATTCAAACCTGGCGTTATACCTGCCGCTCGGTCTTTTAATGCTGTCCGAAAACAGAGTCGTAAGGTCGCACCGGAAATAATACCGGCCTGTTATACTCGCTGTTTCATCGAGAAAATCAAGACAGAGAATGTGCTAAGAGAGGTGGCTCCTCTCGAGGTATCATTGCCTCCGGGCGATGGTAGTCAGATCAACCGACTGATTGACAACATTCGTGCGTTTAAACTTACGCAGAATAGCAGTGCATCCCCGGGAACAATTGACGCTCAGGCTGATTTTGTGAGTTTGTGCTGCTAGCGAGAAATCGCAGAGCAAACCGAGTTAATTCCTCTCGGGCCCTACGGGGTAATATCCGGAAACGGAC